TAGTAAGAATGGAATCTAAGGGTAAGGGTAAAGCACCTAGAAAAGTATACGCAAAAACTGATTACCATGTAACAGAATCGGTACCTGTTGCACCAGCGGATATGCATACCCAAACATTATATAATAAACCTCTTAAGGAAGGTAAGATAACTCAATTTGATTTAGACCTAATGACTGTTGAAGGTAAGATGTTAAAAGAGGGAAAGTTTGCCGCAAAAGCAAAAACATCCATGTATACAGCTTTGGCACCAAATGCTACTCATAGTTTAGATGCCGGTTTTCTACAGCAACTTGTAAAAGAGGCAGATAAGGCAGGTATACCTGTTATGGTAGTACATGATGCTTTCTTTATAAGACCTACAGATGTAGATGCTTTTAGAAAATTAGCTGGTTCTGTGTTCCAAGATATGCATAACGGGTATAATCTTAGAAAAGAAATGATAGATGGGGTCGCTAAAGCAACAGGGATACCAGTTAGACAGGTTATAGAACTTATAGAGGCTCGTCTGCAAGAGGTAGCACCTAACTCGGAGCTAGATCGTCTTGCTGGGTATAGGTCTGGATACTATATGGATAGGATGAGACCTGAAGCTATGAATCTACCAGCTGAACTTGGAGGACCACTAGGGGCTAAGGATTTAATAACACCTAAGGGTGTAGTTGGACGAGAATCCGGTATAGGTGAAACTGTTAATATAGAAAATGTTATAAGGGGAGGTTAGAATGGCGGTTAATAGAGGAATAATTAAAGACCATAATATACTGTCTGCACAAGGTATAACAGACTTGGAGCTTTTAAAGACTCATGGTGGTCCAGAGAAATATGCAGGGACTCCTATGTGTAATACTTGGATGATTAACAACGAGTATAGAGAAAACATAAAAGCAGGGGTACCTGTGAGAGAATGCAATAGGTTGAAAAATGATGCCCAAAGGACTGTAGCTGAGGTTAAAAGAATGAGAGGCTGGTAAGCTCAAGCGAAAAAAAAGGTCACAAAAAAGACATTAATTGTCTAATTTGTGACCTTAATTTTTCTACGATTTAGTATCTGTAACTATATCTGGTTTTTCTTTTATATCAGATTTTTCAAAAGGACCATTCTTGGCTTCTATTAAAAACCCAATAAGGTTCCTTAATTCCTTTTCCTCTAAAGGAATATCCTCTACTTCATAGATAGTAGTATTAACAACTGGTGATGTTACATCAGTTGTTTGTATAGTTACTTTTGCTGTCAATTCCATAATCACCTCTTTTCTAAAATTTTAGTTATAGTACTCTCCGTAAACCATCTAAAACCATTCTTAGATGCCCACTCACCATGAGTACGCTTAGTCCCATCTTTTCTAACTTTTGCCCTTGGCATTGGCGTTTTGTAGTTATAAAAGAGGAAAACCAACTCAGTACCAAATGGTAGAGCATCCCTTATAAAGAGATACTTACGAGCTTCAGCAGAGTCTATAAATCTACCTTTAGCCTCAACCAGAGTATCACCTATCTTAAAATCAGGATGATAATTATGATCGATAGTATATGGTATCTTCTCAGGATGATACTCACAAGACGATAGAATACCGTCTCTTAGTTCACCTTCCCATTTAGAATCTGCTTTTCTTACCTTACCTTTCCAACTGTTATTAAGTTTATATCCCATAGTCTACTCTTCCCCCTCATAGTAGTCATCATCTATTCCTAGATGTTGTGACACCATGCTTACTATAGAAGAGTAACACCATTCACAAAAAGTAACAGGGCATATCCCAAAATATCCTTGAACTCCACCTGCTTCTTCATCATACTCACTACCACATATAGAACATTCATCTTTTGGCATGAAAGCCTTTTCTATATCACTTTTTGATTTACTAGACATAAACCTCCTATTTTTTCCAGTCTGATTTCCACAATCTTGGATTGTTTCTTTTCTTTTCTTTCTTTAAATTCCATTGTAACTTGGAAGTCCCGTCCATTTGAACAAGACCCCAAGTTTTTTTAATTGGAGTATTAACCACCTATCCAACCAAATAACATAGCCACCACAACAATCGCTAAAAATACCGTAAGCGATTTATTCTTTAAGACTACATCTGCTACATCTTTAATGTCTTTCATTCAGATAACTCCTTTCTTATATCATCATCTAGCAGTCGCCATATAACTAGCGTTGCTATTAAACCAACAAGTCCAGCAGCACCAAGTTCATGGATGATTCCAATGATCGTGCCGATGACATTGCCACCAAGAAAAGGTACGCTATGACCAAAGACAATCTGTAACACGATTGCCAAACTAATCAGTTTAATACCTATATTAATAGAGGCATCAGCGACACCCATTATTTTATCTAACATTTATAACTCCTATATTGTTAAAAATTAAGTAATATGCCTCTTTGCATAATACATAAGACCTGATATTTTATCAGGACTCTCCATGAGAAGCCCAAGTGCAGTATTACAGTGATGACACAATAGACCCCTGACCTTACCAGTTTCATGACAATGGTCAACATACAGCTTGTGGTCATCGTCTAGTCCATACTGGCAATTCTCATTGGCGCAAGTACCCCCTTGTTCCTCACTAATCTTTTCCTTATCCTCAATAGAAAGATCATACCTCCACTTGTCCATATAGCCGGGATTAGATTCTTTCCAAACCTTGTTTAATTCACTTCTACAAGACTTGCAAATCTTACTAGGATTTTCCATCTGACCCTTGCTAAAATTGGAAGAGTCTTTCAACTCCCCACATTTCCTACATTTTATATTATTAGAATTCTTCAACTTTCCACCCCGCACACATATTTGAATCTGCTGGAGAGCAAGCCAACTGCTGATTTCTCATCTCATCCATCTTAGTTTCAAACTCAGCACACCCTGATAGTAAGGATACTATGAATTGTAATACAATTATTAATGCTACTGTTTTCATTCTATTTCCCTTTCTTCTTCAGTTAAATCTACCATTTCACATACACTTCCAGTACACGCCATAGTTTTCATACTTATTGTAGTGTCTGAGAGTTCGTATTCCTCTATTCTAGACCAGTTAACAGACTTAGGCATGTCTTTGAAAGCCTCAAGGTAGATTCTCTCTACACAGTCCTCATATGGAGCCTGTTGATAAGTGTGGTCTGAGTGCGGTAAAAAGCTAACACCACTCACTTCATCAAAATGTTCGTATACCCACGCACCCACTTCCATCCATTCATGGTCTTTAACACTGATTGTTACACTAGGTTTATGTTCACAGTAGAACCTCTGATATACAAGCCATAGTTCTAATTGCTCTATTGCTGTTCTATCGTTCCTAAGTATTGCACCCTCTGGTGCCTTCATAGGAAATGTAAACACTGAAACACTATCCGGTTTCATAATATCAGATTCACAGGGGACACCTTCATCTTTCATCAACTGTGCTATAGGGTCTTTAATGTCCGCCCTCACCCGTCTTAAATAATAACTATTATGTCTAGGGTGGATGCCACTAGCTGAATCCACTAATTGTGATACAGTACCACTAGGTTTAATAGCAGTAATAGCAGTAGCAGGGTTTATACCTAACAACTCTGACCAGTGCGAATTAACCTTAACTGCTTCTTTTCTCAACTCCTGTAGGAACTCCGGTAGACTCTTCTTACCATAGTATTCTTTTTCTTCAAGTCCACCATTCATGAACGAGTTGTCCATAATACCAGTGAGAGATACACCCAGTAGCGCCTCCTCTTCTGTATTAATAATCCATTTTTTCCTAAGCCTTTTAAGATTTGTTAACGATGCTTGGAATGTACCAAGTATAGTGGCTAGCCTTATCTTCCTTTTTATATCTTTTTGTGTATCCCCGGCTCTCACCACAACCTCTGTTAAATTACAGAATTGTCCGTCCCTTAATATAATCTCTGAACAAGGATTACAACCAAACTGATGTTCTACATCACGTCTTCCTAACTTAGCTACTTGTTTAATTGCGGCTTCTCTATTGAAGATCCCACGCTCACCAGATTTAGACTCATATAGGGACAACCACTCTTTCATGAATATTCCTATATCAGGTTTCTCTGTGTAGCATACACTGTTATTAGCTAATGCCATTTCTGGTGTATCTATCCACCACTGTCCAGTCTTAGCGTTACGCATACGCTCATCTGTTAAATTGGATAGACTAATAAGGGCTGAACGTCTAACACCACCAACTACAACTATTTCTGCAACCTTTGCCATAAGCCTATGGCATTCATAAGATGTTAACTTACGACTCACTGCATCCTTAAACATTTGTACAGTAAACATGAATAAGTCAATAAGTGGTTCAGGGCCACTGGCTCTTCCACCGAATGTATTAAGTCTCTCACCCTTACCCCTAACCTTTGATGTGTTCCATAGTGGTGCTTCACCATTGTACAAGAAAAGTATTAATTTTCTAAAGGCTGATTGCCAACCCTCTTTAGAATCTGTTACCATTATCACATCTTCAACATCCACTATCTCTTCTGGAATTTCTGGAAGTTTCTGTATGTGCTGACGCTCTACTGAAAAGCCTACACCAGTCCCATGCATAAGTATAAATAAACATTCATCAAAAGCCTTTGGATGGTCTACACTTAGGTAGGCGCAATTATATCCTGCTATATGGTTTTTTTCTAAAGCAGGACCTGCCGTCATCAGGGCTCTCATACTGGGCATAACTTCTAAATTTAATACTGCCTCTTCAAGTATCTTTCTAGTTTTTGGCACTAACTCTTGATTAGTATTCTCTTTTAAATGCTCTTCCATAAAATCGAAGTAGCGAGCAACAGTCTCTTCCCAAGTCTCTCTTCTCTTTTTCTCAGGTAGCCATCTGGCATATCGACTGAGTGCTATAAAATTTTGATAATCATTCGGTAGTGTCTTCAAGATAATCTCCTCTCTTTTTCTGTTCTTTCTTTTTGTTAAGTATTGATTTAGTATGCCATGTTCTATCATATCTTAATGCATACTTAAGTTTGTTTATTATAGGATGTTTTTTAATTTTTTTCATCCATCTCCGAAAGGAGACCTAACTCCTTTAACCTATTAAAATATCTTTTATGGACATCTGAATACATTCTAAAACCCTCGTAATATTCAGGATCTTCTTCAATCAAACTGTGAAACTTTGATAATGCTTCAGCCAGTTGGACGATATCATGCCCTTTCTCATCTTCTTCTGCTAGACTCTCTCGTATACAAGACTTTAAAAGTCTATTTTCAGTTCGTAGCAATTCGTAATTAATGGATGTCATACCAAGTTTCTCCTATTTTTGAGTTTCCATTCATTGGACATTTAAAACCAAGTCTCTCACCTGCAATTGTTGCAGACTTCTCTAGTACCTTGGCAAGTTTATTTGCATCATCTTTATTGCATTCAAAGTTCTGCTCGTCATGCATAATGGCTAATAGTTTACAATCTATATTGTTCTTTCTAATAAGACCATCAGATACAATAGCCCATTCTTTCGCTAGAATTGCCTCATTACCTTGTAGTAAGTAATTAAGTAATTTATGTTCAGAGTCTACTTGAATCCTTCTCCCATCTTGGGCAGTTATAAATTTATTTCCAGACGTACTAAACTCAGATATTAACCTATTCTGAAGTTTCCTTAAAAGTGGAAATCTCTTTAAAAACTTAGTTTTAAGGACAGCACCTTCCTTAGATTTGCCTCCAATGATAGACCCAAGTTTAGCCGCACTTGCGCCAAATAGGAATCCATATATGAAAGTTTTAGCCTG